CACATCAGTACCGCCCACTTGAAACTGTTCGTTTATTGTGCGGTCTAAAAATTTAAAATCATTGCCCTTTTCAGGACGGTACAGAGATAAACGTGGCATAGTGACAGTATTTATAGCTAAATATTCGTATGAACGATTCTACAATTTCCCGACAACAAGTAATCGACTACGTTAAACCCTTGCTAGGTGAAGGGATGATCGATGTTGAGTTAGAACCCCAGCATTATAATGTTGCAATTGACAGGGCTTTAGCAAAATTTCGTCAACGAAGTAGTAACGCCAGCGAAGAAAGTTATGCATTTTTAACTTTGCATACAGATATAAACGAGTATATACTTACTTCTGAAGTAACGGAAGTAAGACAAATATTCCGCAGAAGCGTTGGAAGTAGAAGTGGTGGGGGCGATGGTGGAACAATGTTTGAACCATTTAACCTAGCTTATACAAATGCTTATCTTTTAAGCTCTAGCAACATGGGCGGACTTGCTACATATTATGCTTTTGCTAGTTATCAAAAGCAGGTAGGTAAAATGTTTGGTAGTGAAATCAATTTTTCGTGGAATCCTACTTCCAAGAAGCTTACACTAATGCAACGACCACGCGGCGAAGAACAAATTTTATTATGGTTGTATAACCAACGTCCAGATTTTGTATTATTTCAAGACCCGTATGCTGGTATTTGGCTTAAAGATTATGCGTTAGCAACCTGTAAAATTATCTTGGGAGAAGCCCGAGAAAAATTTCAAACGATTGCTAGTCCTCAAGGTGGAACAACCCTAAACGGCACTGCCCTCAAAACTGAAGGTAAGGCAGAAATTGAGCAACTTGAAATGGATCTTATCAACTACAAAGATGGTGGAAAACCATTGACTTTTGTCATAGGATAATGTAAATTATAGTATCTCTGGAGATACTATGATTATAGGCTTTGTTGGTTTTATTGGGTCGGGCAAAGATACTGCCGCAGACTACCTAGTTAACTTTCACGGATTTAGACGTGATTCATTTGCAAACACATTAAAAGACGCGGTTGCGGCTGTATTTGGCTGGGACCGCGTTCTGCTGGAGGGTAGAACTGCGGAAGCCCGGGCGTGGCGAGAAGAAGTCGATATTTGGTGGGCAGAGCGATTAAAAATGCCCAAACTTACTCCTCGATGGGTATTACAATACTGGGGTACAGAAGTTTGCCGTCAAGGGTTTCACGACGATATCTGGATTGCTAGCGTAGAAAATAAGATGCGTAAAACTACCGATAATATTGTTATAAGCGATGTGCGATTTCCTAATGAAATCAAAGCAATTCATAATGCAGGCGGAAAAGTTATACGAGTAAAACGCGGCGAAGATCCTGAATGGTACGAGGCTGCTATTAGTGCTAATAAAGGTCCTGATGCAAATTCTACTTGGTCATTAAGTAAGGCTAAATTAGCACAGCTTAAAATTCATGCTAGCGAAACAGCTTGGGTAGGCGGCGACATAGACGTAACAATTTCTAATGATAGTACAATTGATGAATTGTTTTTATCGATCAGAAATCAGGTGATAGATCTCCCTGTCTCCATGGCAAATTGAGATCGTGCAGTATGCGCTGGCAGTTAGCACATACTGTTTTTAGATTGGTAATTTTACAATTATCTAAATCACCGTCTACATGATAAACATTAAATTGTACCATATGTTTACTGCTATGTCCACACTTATCGCATTTATTCTTTAAACGATATCCTGCACGATACCATTTAGGTAATCCATCTTTAGCTCCACGGGCGCAGTGGTCACATTTACTTCTATAAAACGGTTTTTTTTCTTTGTAATAGTTTATGGCCACCGGTCTTTTGCCGCAGGTTTTACATAATTTTCTCATCAGCGCCCTTTTCATGCCCTTTTCGTTGTATTTAAGTCGGTAAAATTTGAGGCCTTCCGCTAAATATAACAAATGATAATCCATTAAGGAGATACCAAATGGCAATGAGTTCAGCAGGCGTACAAGTAAACGTCATTGATGAAAGTTTTTACACTTCGGCAGCACCGGGGACTACTCCCCTTATTATTGTTGCATCAAAAACAAATAAGACTAACAGTTCCGGTACTGGAATAGCACCGGGAACTTTGGCTTCAAATGCAGGCAAAGTTTATACCATTACAAGTCAGAGAGATCTTTCTGATACGTTTGGTACTCCATATTTTTACACTGATTCAAACAGTAATCCTATTCATGGCGGAGAACTTAATGAATATGGTCTACAAGCGGCCTACAGTACGCTAGGTGTTACCTCTAGAGCCTACGTAGTAAGAGCTGATGTTAACTTATCCGAGTTGGTTCCAAAAACATCTGAACCAACAGGATTACCTGCCGCTGGAACTTATTGGATCGATACTACAAGTTCAAAATTTGGCATAAGCGAGTGGAACGCAACTACAAAGGTGTTTATTAATAAAACTCCTCGAGTAATTAACGATGTTACATTATCTTTATATGCTGATGCAAATAGAGTGCCGCTTGATAGTTTTGGAAATCAAGGCGATTACGCTGTTGTAGTTACCAATGATAATCGTTATACAATGTATTTTAAAAACGTTGACAACGTTTGGGTTAGATTAGGTAGCAACATTCAAACTACATTCGGCAACCCAATTGTTGATTCAAGATTTGTAAGCAACTGCTGGCAAACTAGCTGGCCTATTGTAAAAGGTACTCCGACACAACCGTCTAGCGGAAGTAGATTTGCTATTAACGATATAGAAATTACAATTACTGATCCAACAGTAGACGGAATTGCAAGAAGTATCAATGCCCTTACTCCTCAAGCAGGTGTAGGTGCAAAATCAGACGGTACTAACTTGTATCTATATGCTGATGCATCAGCACAATCAGATCAAGCAGCCGGCCCAAATGGAAAAATTGCATTAGTTAATAGAGGCGGCTCTGCAACTCTTGCTAGTTTAGGCCTTGAAGTTGGCGTTTTTGGACCATTAAAATTAACACTTGCTCCGCATTATCAATTCCCACAATATGCATCTCAGGGTGTTGCTACAGGTAGTGTTTATGTTAAAACAACAAGTCCTAATAGCGGTGCTAATTGGGTTGTAAAATATTTTAACGGAACTGAATCTATTTGGGAAACAGTAAATGCTCCGGTGTTTAAGAATTCTAGAGAAGCTATTAAATCACTTGATTCTTCCGGCGGTACAAACATTGCGGCAGGTAAGTTGTTTATTCAGAGCGATTACAACGAAGGTAACGGAACTGCGGCACAGGCAACTATTGCTAACTTTAAATTATATCGAAGAGTTACTTCGGCCCCTACAGTTGTAACAACAGTTATACCTAATACTTCGGCATTTGCTATAGGTGCAACATTTATAATTTCTGAAACAGAACCGAACAGTACTACATTAGGCAATCCAAAAACTGTAGTAATTACAACAAGTAGCGTTGCAGGGTTTGCAACTGCTGTAAGTGCAGTTGGTCTAAAATATGTTACTTCTACATACGATCCTGTATCAGGAGTATTAAGACTAGAACACTCATTAGGCGGTGAAATTTTCATGAGTGACGGGATAGATGTTCCGTTATTCCAAGCAGGTTTTTATGATTCTGCAACCAATACCTATGCTTCAAATGTGTATCCTACAGGGTTGTATGATGGATTTGCATTAAAAGCAAGTAACTGGAAACCAGTTGAGTTACTAACTTCTGTAGTAAAATCATCTGCAACCGCTTTAACTACAGCTCCAGCAGATGGAACATTGTGGTATTCTGCTATTCAAGACGAAGTTGATATTCTTGTACATAATGGCACAACCTGGGCAGGATATCATTCAGTATACCCATTGACTAGTCCTAATGGACCTATTATTAAAGCAACAGCCCCAGGCAAAGATGACGGTCAAAGTGACGGTACTCCATTAGTAGACGGCGATTTATGGATCGATAGTAGCGACCCAGAAAAATATGGTCAAAATGTTTATGTATGGAGCGCAAGTTTAATCAAATGGGTTAAACAAGATCTTACAGACAATACAAGTCCAACAGGATGGTTGTTTGCTGATGCTCGATGGGGTGCTAGCGGAACTGCTACAACGCCGGCAACTATCAAGGCATTATTAACAAGTTTATATCTTGATCCAGATGCTCCTGATCCTACAATATATCCACAGGGTATGCGCCTATGGAATACTCGTCGTAGCGGAAACAATGTAAAACAATACAAAGCAACCGCAATTGATATCACTGCCGACAACGGTACTAATCAGCGTTTTAACGACGAAGTTATGGACGGATCTACTAATTCTCCTAAATATGCAACTGCTCGTTGGGTAAGTGCATCTGGCAATAATGAAGACGGATCTGGTAAATTTGGTCGACACTCACAACGTGGGTTTGTTGTCAAAAGTCTTAAATCTTTAATTGACACTAGTCTATCAATTAGAGATACTGATACAATGGTAGTTAATTTACTAGCATGTCCTGGGTATCCAGAGGCAATTACTAATCTAGTAGGCCTAAACGTAGCTAGAGGATTAACTGGATTTGTTATTGGTGACACACCGTTTAGATTACCTGCTACAGGTACTGCTCTACGTGAATGGGGCGCAAGCAATACAGCACTTGACAACGGAGAAACTGGATCTGTAACGTACGATGAATACATGGGAATGTTCTATCCAAGCGGATTTACCACAGACAACAGCGGTAACAGCATTGTTGTTCCGCCAAGTCATATGGTATTGCGTACTATGGCGTTGAGTGATCAAAAGAGCTACCCATGGTTTGCTCCAGCTGGTACACGCCGCGGTGGTGTTGATAACGCAACAGCAGTTGGTTACCTTAAAAACGGCGAATTCCAACAGGCTCCACTACCACAGAGCTTACGAGATGTTCTACAAGATGTTAAGATTAATCCAATTGCAACATTGCCTGGAGCAGGAATTGTATTGTTTGGTCAAAAGACAAGGGCTAGAAATTCAAGCTCTTTAGATAGAATTAACGTATCTCGTTTAGTTGCGTACCTACGTAGACAACTTGACTTGTTAGCTCGTCCATTCTTGTTTGAGCCAAACGACAGAACTACACGTAACGAACTCAAGCAATCGGCAGAAAGTTTATTACTAGAACTTGTAGGACAAAGAGCACTTTACGACTTTATTGTTGTATGCGATGAATCTAACAATACTCCTGCAAGAGTTGATAGAAACGAACTATATCTTGACATTGCTATTGAACCGGTAAAAGCAGTGGAATTCATTTACATTCCATTACGCTTGAAAAATACTGGTGATATTGCAGCCGGAAGATAATGGGTAAATACATAGAACAAGGAACCCTACGATGATCACTTTAAACAAATTTTCAGTTCCAATTCCGGGGCAAGGAAATCAGACGTTACTGATGCCAAAACTAAAATACCGCTTCAGGGTATCTTTAGAAGGTTTTGGCGCATCTGGCGGAAGCACTGAATTAACAAAGCAGGTAATGAACATTACTCGCCCAGGAGTACAATTCGACAATATCGAATTAAACATTTACAACAGTAAACTTAACTATGCTGGTCGTTACACATGGGCAGATATTACCCTTGTTGTAAGGGATGATGTAAGCGGAGATACAAGTAGAATTGTTGGAGAACAAATTCAGAAACAATTTGACTTCTTCGAACAAAGTTCTGCGGCAGCAGGTATCGATTACAAGTTTACAACTAGAATTGAAATCCTAGACGGTGGTAACGGATCCAACGAACCGGGCATTTTAGAAACGTTTGAACTATACGGATGCTATCTACAAAATACAGTTTATTCTAACACAGATTATTCATCTAGTGATCCTGTAGATATTACTATGACAATTAAATATGATAACGCTATTCAAATGAAGGGCACTACACGCAGTGGTATTGGTTCTGAAATTGGAAGAGCAGTAGGCCAGGCAGCAACTGGTTTAGGTTAATCAACATAACCCAATAAAAACGGACCGTAAGGTCCGTTTTTTTTAATCTAAAATCTGCATCTGTGCATTATGGGTCTTGCCCTTACCATTAAGTATTTCATTAAGATAAAAAGTAAGTTGATGTAGCTCTTCCCTACTGTAATGAAAATACCTGCAAGGAAATCCAATGACATGCATCAGATAACTATCACTTGGTCTATGACTTAAACTTAAGAATGCTTGATTAGGATTTGCTATATTTTCTCTTACATGAGAAAACATAAAAGGCCCGCTATTTTTTCCAACTATAAGCTCTGCTTTAGTTGATAAAAATCCTATCTCGTTAAGGTCACCTCCTTCTACTTCTGCAAATATATCATCTGTAAAATATATATTAGATGTATAAGGAAACCACTCGGTACTAAATTTTGTAGTACACACAAATGAAACATCGGGATGAATCTGTGCTAGATTTTTTATAATCTCTCCCATGGTGCCTAATTGACTTTGAGAACTTTGTGCTATTCCATTACAAAATAAAGCTATACGTCCTTTACCTTCAAGCCATGCCAATGCAGGCGCAATATTAAATTTTGACCAATCTGTGGTAGGTATAAGTGCAAATAAGTTAGTAGTATGTTCAATTGGCCTATCTAGATACCATGCTACTCTGTCGTAGATATACATCCACATTCTATTGAGCATTGGGTAGTTTGCGTGTTCCTCATTAGGAAACATAAAATCTTTATACCCTCCAACCCAGGTGTTAATGTAGATGGTATCCTCTGATGCAGAAACTCTATGAGAATCTGTTACAGGTATTTGATCAATAGGTAAGTGCGTGAACGGCATATCTCCCATAGTTTTAATCTTATTAACCTGTGAATGTGAGAATTCAATATCAGGTAGTTGTCGAATTAAATCTTGCATATAACCTTTACCGGAGAACACATCTCCGTTATGCCACCTATTATAAAAACAAATTTTATTGATAGTCATTAGTATATTTTTTCCTCAACAATGTGGCTATTAGTAAGTTCATTAATTTGTCTTTTCACCACTGCTCGTTTATCATTATAAATGTAAACAGACCTAGCAAGGTCGATAAACTCCTGATCAAATAATTTTGATTTTTCTTTAATACGTATGTCGTCTTCAATTTGCCAAATAATTTCATTAATACATTTTAGTTCTAATGACAAATTTCTAATTATTATTGTATCTAAATTAAGCAACTCTGAAAGTTCGTCGAGCTCTTTAGTAATGTTTTGTATTTTACCTGTGTCTGACGTGTGATCTAATTTTATCGATAAGATTGTAATTTTATCAATTAACTCTCCTACACTTATTGGAGCCAAAATGCGACTAGACATTAAATTTCTCCTAGTGTTTTAGCTAGCCATTCTAAATCTTTTTTGGTAACAAAGTGACTATTACCTATATAGACACCATTGTCGTTTAGTAGATCTACATTTGCATTTTTACGGGGAGTACCAAACTTGTAACCTTTAAGGAAGGGTTGACGTAGCAGGTTGCCTCCTACAATAGGACGATGTTCAACGCCGTTGTCATCAAACACTTTTTTCATTTTTTTAGTAAGTTCTGGATTTTTACAAATGAACGGAAATGCAAAATTACTGTTATGTATATTATGATCAACAGGATAAAATTTGTCTTTATGATCGTCCATGATTTTAACAAATTCTTTAAAATTCTGTCGACGCTGGTCAATCATATCGTCAAGGCGAGTAAGTTGACTTAATCCTAATACTGCATTAAAGTCGCTACTGCGAAAATTATATCCATCTGTCATGAACAAGAACTGTGGATGTATTTCTGGATACTGGTCAGCATACTTTTTCAAGTTGCCTGACTCACGTGCTAGTCCATGACTACGTTTCATACGCATGAGTTCGTATAGTTCGCTGTCATTTACGTTAACCATACCACCTTCAATTGTAGTCATATGGTGGCCAAAATAAAAGCTAAAACTTGCCGCAACACTATTTGCGCCAACTTTATAACCGTTAATATCTAAACATCCGTGAGACTCGCAAACGTCATCTAGGATAACTGCATCAGGAAATATCTCTTGATATAGATTATTATCTGCAGGAAACCCTAACAGATGTGTTACAAACACAATTTTAATATCTGGGTGTTTTTCTTTAATTTCTTTCATGTGTTCAATATCAAAACTAAAATTTTGTAAATTGACATCACAAAAAATTGGTTTGAAGCCTAACTGAAACACTGGACTAATGTTAGTGACCCAGGTACATGCCGGAACAAGCACCTTATCACCATCTTTAAATCCGTATTTTTCTTTAACGGCCGCCATGATTAAACTATTAGCAGTGCTACCCGAACTAACCATTAACGCATGTTTGCTTCCTACCCATTGAGCCCATTGGTCTTCAAATTCTCGAACACGTGGTCCGTTTGTGTAGCGATCACTAGTAAGTAAAAACTTTATCATCTCATATTTGTCACCCCAGGTAACAGCATTTTTCATTAAAGGCCAGCGTGATTGTTTCATAGTTTTCTTTCGATGTCTTCTTCAGAACATTCTTCTCCGTATTGTATTTCTATTAGTTGTAATGGTTGATCTGTTTCATTACACAGGTGATGCCACTCATTAAGTCCTATCCAAATAGGTTCGTGTTGATTAAACGTGCCTATTAATTCTAGATCTGTAGTAATTGAACTTAAGGTGTAAACAGTTGCAATTCCTTCTGCAACAAACCAGAACTCTTTTCTTTTTGCATGTCGTTGCATACTTAAACTCTTACCAGGCATGACTGTAAGTTCTTTAAGTTTAAGTTGAGTTTCTGTTTCCATGCCGCGTTCGTATAACAGTCTAAAATGCCCCCAAGGTCTGTCAGTCTGCGGATGTTTCCATTCGCTTAAAATCCAGCGGCTACTATTTTGTTTCCAGTCTCCACCTACACCAAATTGAAAAGACAAATTTGGATCACTAGCAAACATTTCTTGTTCAGGAACGTTAGCAGTGTTTCTATCACCGCCATTTGCAAATACAATGTGTGCGTCTGGATACATTGCTCTCACTTGTGTTATACCGTCAGCTCCAGTACCATCTTCGTCATTAAGATGTAACACTTGATAAACACATTCTAAATTTTCAATAATAGCAGAACGTTCTGAAAACGGCATAAACGCTCTACCTTTTTTCCTCTTTAACCAATCGTCTGAGTTAAGACCCACAATTAAAATATCTCCTAACTGCGAAGCAGAATTAAGATAAGATAAATGTCCAGAATGGACTGGGTCAAACCCGCCGGTACATACAACTATTTTCATAAAGATAATCCTTTTTTGCTATCATTAAAGCACATATCTGCTACAAGACCTTCTAACCCAAATACAGGGTTCCAACCTAATACAGTTCTTGCCTTGGTGCTGTCACCTAATAAGGTATTAACATCAGCAGGCCTATAAAATTCTTCGCTTACTGCAAATAAAACTTTACCCGTATCAACATCTATACAGTGTTCATTTAATCCGCTGCCGCGCCACTCAACATTACATCCAAACCATTTAGCAGACATTGTACAAAATTCTCGTACAGTAGTTTGTATACCCGTTGCTAACACATAATCACCTGGAGTGTCTTGTTGTAACATTAACCACATGCCTTCTACAAAATCTTTTGCATGACCCCAATCACGTAAGGAATCAATGTTGCCTAACTTTACAGGCTCTTGAGATTCACCTGATAAGATTTTAGCAAGCCCTTTAGTAATTTTGCGTGTGACAAAAGTTTCACCGCGCCGTGGACTTTCGTGATTAAACAATATTCCGTTGCTGGCATGTAATCCGTAACTTTCTCTATAGTTTACGGTAATCCAATAACCATAGAGTTTTGCAACTCCGTAAGGACTACGAGGATAGAACGGCGTAGTTTCTTTCTGCGGAACTTCTTGAACAGAACCGTACATCTCGCTTGTACTGGCCTGATAAAATTTTACTTTATGACCAGTATCATGTAATGCTCGAACTGCCTCTAACATATGGAGAACTCCGATGGCATTAGTTTCTGCTGTGAATTGCGGAACTTGGAAACTTACGTGTACATGACTTTGTGCCGCCAAATTATAAACTTCGTCTGGTTTAATTTTTAGAAGAATATTCCGAAGATTTGTACTGTCTGTTAGATCACTATAATGTAATGTAACTCGATTTCTAAATGTTGAAATATTTGGTATGTTTTCAAAATTTGAATTTCGTCTAACTAACCCGTGGACTTCGTAACCTTTGTCCAAAAGTAACTCAGCCAAATAAGATCCATCTTGTCCAGTGATGCCAGTAATAAGTGCTATTTTCATGGTTGTTTAATTAAGTATGCATATTTAAGGCTTCTATAATGCAGGCAATACAAAACAGATTGGATCATTTTGGTAAAAAAAGTTCTTGTGTTCTGGATGGTTTTATCATATACTAATAACATGTTCAACACACAGAGGCTTATATGAAAGCATTTATTTTAGGAACAATTTTTGGTTTGGTACTAGCAACCGTTGGGTTTAGCGGCATTGCTAAAATTCTTGATAACGGTGTCGAGAAAGTTAAAACACAGTCTGTGGAGATGTCAAAATGAAATACACACTTACCGCATTAGCTGTTGTTACGGCACTGGTTGGCTGTTCATCTAAACCTGTCACCAATGGCGACGACCCGATTCGTAATCAAAAGTTGTCAACATCTTTTGTTTCTGAAGGTGTTAAGATTGAAACTAGTTGTGCATGGTACAAGCCATGGAAATCTGAGTGCGATGTTATTGCAATTGAATCTATTGGAGTTGTTGCAACTAACGGTAATAGTGCTAACAATCTTCGTACAGGCCTCCTACGTGCAGAAATGCAGGCAAAGGCTAATGTAAGTCATTTTATTAGCGAAGAAATTACCAGTAATCGTGTAACTAGTACTATTGCCAAAAATATTGAAAAGGCACAAGATCGGATTAATAAAGGCGGCGCTGATGGTAAAACAGTTGAAATGACTGACCAAGAAGCTAAAAGTCTATCGTTACGCGAAAACTCTAACGATACTGCTCATAACGTAACCAGCACTATTCGAGCAAATTCTAGATCTATCCTTCGAGGTTTTAAACTTGTCGGGCAAGAAGTATCTGGAGACCAAGAAGTAAAAGTAACGATTCGGTGGGATCTTGAATCTGATCGAACTGCAATAGTTCTTCGTAAGAAATTCCAATGAAATTTTTAGCCTTAATGTTGACAGTCTGCATGGCTGTCAACGCCTATGGACAGGACCAACTGGTTCGTGTAGAGGGTATCGGCTCTACTAAAGAATCTGCAAAGCAGGATGGATTCCAGGCGGCAATTGAGTTAGTGTCTGGCAGTGTTATGTTGTCTGATAGGGAAACTAAACGTGACAAACTTACAAAAAATGAAATTTCTAATCATAGTGCAGGCTATGTTAGCAATTACGCAATTATTGATGTAAGGAAATCCGCAGGTAACGTAATTGTAGAAATGGATGTTTGGGTTCGTCCGAGTAACATGGCTAACCATCATCTTAATTCTGGTAAATCAGAACAATATTTAGACGGCGAAAAAATTTCTGATACCTATAAAAGTTCTCGGAAGGAAAGAGAGTCAGCTGACAAATTTTTAAATAAAATACTAGCAGACTATCCAACTAAAGCAATGGATATTGTTCAAGAAAATATTGAACATCAATTAGATGCCCGACGTAACTATGTATTGCTAATTCAATATAAATTAACATGGAATCAAAATTATCTTAAGTCATTAAATGAAGCTACAAACATAGTACAGACGGGCCCGGAATATTACGACTTATCTTGTTTCTGTTATAGGGCAAGGAATCAAGTTATGGTAGTTTCTACTCGACCGAAATCTTTGTTTAATAATGTAGATAAATTTTATCTTAAAGATGACGAATTTACTAGACTAATTGCTGATAAACTTAATCAGGCTCCCCGAATTCGAGCAAGATTACTTGACGAAAATGGAAAATCTATCTATTCCGTTTGCTATGAATCTGACACACTTTGGGCAGAACATCGTCCGGGTAGAAATTTTGTTATACATGGTGCTCACTCGGAACGAGATCGACTAATATTTGCAATTCCTTATCACTTACAAAGTTCTGTCAAGAATGCGGATAGGGTTGAACTATCTGTAGTAAGTAGTGTACAATGTAAATGATATGCCTCAACAACTATACTATTTTAAAGAAGAACTATACGGTCGTCCTGAAGTTTTAGCACATGTTGCAAAACTTAAAGATCATAATCCCAAATTTACTCTGCTAGACGTTGGTGCTACGCACAATCCGTTCAATCGAGAGTTCCTTACACATACCTTTGATCTTAATCCGTCAGGAATGGAAGGAATTCATGAGTTCAGCGGAGACATTAATTGTTCCGAAGATTGGGTACAAATCTTTGATTATGTACAAGAACACGGTAAGTTTGATTTTGTAAATTGCACCCATACGTTAGAAGATATTGCCTATCCTCATACGGCATTAAAATATATGCCGCAAATAGCAAAAGAGGGTTTTATTGCAGTCCCGAGCAAATATTGGGAATTGCAAAGAAGAGATTCTTATCGAGGCGGCATTCATCATAGATGGATATTTGATAACAAGGATGGAATTCTTACCGCATATCCTAAAATAAATCTAATAGAAACTCTTACTTGGTTTCCGCACGGTACAACAATTGAAGAACAAGCTCACACAGAATTGAGACTTTTTTGGAAAGATTCTATTGATTTTCGGGTAATAAACAACGACTATCTAGGACCAACAGCTGAAGCAGTTGTAGAAATGTACAAAAATTTAATACCTTAAAGCCCCAAATATTTGGGGCTTTTTTTTGACATAAATATCTTTATGGCAAACATATTAAATAACTTCTTAAGCGATTTTGCAGGCGGTCTGTTCGGCGATACAGGATATCTCAAAGATTATAAACACGCCGCAAGATTATATCAAGACAATTACTATGGAATGTCTCCAAAAGCAGGATGGAGCTATTTTGTTGAGATTGGACTAAATCCTGCCCTACCTGACAAAGCACAATTTCCAGAAGTAAATGCTGATTGGTACAATAGAAGCAAGGGAAAATTAGGGTTACTAGCAAAAACTGTAGATTTACCTAGAGTATCTATTTCTAACGAAGTTCTTAATTCATATAATAAAAAAACTATAGTACAAAACAAAGTTACATATAATCCCGTATCAATAACTTTCCACGACGATATGAATAATTTTATCAGCAACCTGTGGAGTAATTATTATCAATATTACGTTGCTGATAGCAGATATACAGGAACATTGTCCGGATCAGTATATGGCAGGACTCTCGAACTTCCAGCATCATACAAACCGGGAGCAGAATGGTCCGATCGAGCGTTTGCATACGGGCTTAATAACGGTCAAGACCTGCCGTTCCTATCTTTTGTAAGAATTTTTTTATTAAACAGAAAACAGTACACATCAATATCTTTAATTAATCCTAAAATAGTTGACTATCAACCGGCCCAGCTAGATCAAAATAACGGGAACAAATTAATGGATTCAAAATTTACGTTTGCGTACGAAACAGTTCATTATAATAATAACCATCTAGCTAATAAAGTTACTAAAACTAAACCTGGATTTAATGAAGAACATTACGATAACACTCCTAGTCCTTTGTCTATATATGGTAAAGGTAAAAAAGGTTTACTTGGTATGGTAGAGGGTTCAGCTGATATTTTTGAAACATTATCATCTCCTGAGCTATCTGTAGGAGATATAATTAAGGTTGCTGTAGGAACTAAAAATTTAGTTCAAAATGCAAAACAAATTACTGGAAAATCTGCGGCTAGCGAATTAAAAAGTATATTAGTTGGAACTATTGCAGGTGCCGCTGTAGGAAAAGGGGCCGCAGGCGAATATGCAAAAGATGTAATGCGTTCTCCTGTAGATATTAAATTATTTACGGAGCCGGTGCCTTTAAATACAGTCGCCGCAAATGGAGTTAGTCGGCCTGGCGAATTTAATAGTAAAGGTGATGTTGTAGATTATCAAGGAAGAGTATTAACTCCTGCTAAACAAAGTGATAAAAAATAATGCCCAATAAAATTTATACCAATATTCCTATAGAGAAAAAAAGTGATAGTGCAAATTTCACTAAACAATATTTTGATGAATATTTTGATAAACCTATTCAAATTGATAACAATGCATTAATATTGTTTAAGGCCTATTTTGAAAAAAGAGGATTTGATAAAGCTAGTGCAGAAACTATTTCTGCAGTTATTAATGTTCAAGCAAAACAAGAAGACCTTAATCCTATGGTTATTTTAGATACATTATCAGGCCTTGATAATGTTGAAGTTAATGGAATAGTTACACAAATTCTTAATTATAACAGATTTAAATCTAGCTCCTTGGGCATATATGTAGCTCCTACTAATTCGGATGAGGCACATCGAAATATTTTGCCATGAGTCTTAAATTTGCAAAAGATTTTTATACCGTTAAGAATCCGGAAAAATACATAGGGACTAAAACTCCTATGTATAGAAGTTCATGGGAATTAACGTTTATGCAATTTTGCGACCACAATCCTAGCGTACATCAATGGTCGAGTGAGAGTGTTAAAATTCCTTACAAAGATCCGTTATCAGGAAGGAATACAGTTTATGTTCCTGATTTTTTGATTGTCTATTTAGATAAGCATCAAAAAAAACATGCAGAACTTATAGAAATAAAACCAGCCAATCAAACAATCCTTGAAAAAGTTGGGAAGAATCCTTACAATCAAGCCCAGTATGTTAAGAACATGGCCAAGTGGGCCGCAGCCAGTAATTGGTGTAAAAATAACGGGTTAAAGTTTAGAGTTATAAACGAGAGCGATATTTTTCATAACGGCAAGAAGAAAAAATAATATGTTGTTTATACATAAAACAGTTAGCCTTTGTGATCATTGTTATGCTCACATCCCTGGCAATGTAATTGAAAATAATAATTTAATCAAATTAATTAAACGTTGTCCGGAACACGGAGAAATGACTTCTATAATTGAAATAGATAAAGAATTTTATTATTCTTTAAATCACGCTAAAATAGAATCTCGATTTAATAATATATTATTTGAAGCTAGCGATAAATGTCAACTTACGTGCCCACATTGTTATCACTTACCGGACAATCAAACTCAAGACAGACCAGTAGAAGAAATATTAGCACAAGTTAGTACCTTTCCTAGGCAAGTTCTGCCCATGTTTGCAGGAGCTGAATCAACACTACGATCTGATTTTGTTGAAGTTTGTCAAAAAATAAGTGCCATGGGATATTCTCTTGATATTCTTACAAACGGTATACGATTTGCTAATAAGGATTTTGCACTTTCATCATGGAACGCAGGACTTCGTCATGCTTGTATAGGATTAAATCATTGGTCTTATCAAGGAACCACAATACATAATAAACAACTTGCAGGAATAAGGAACTTACTAGATATAGGGTATACTATAGGATATATTGGATATACCATGGAAACTTTAGATCATGTACCTGACATTCTTGAAGAAATTGAAACTATACGACACTCCAATATCTGGCATTATAGAATTCGGTGCGGCAGTTTTATAGGTCGTAGTTCTGATCAAGAACGTAGTTACTTGAGCAACTTACTTAAACGAGTAGAAGAATATTACGGAAGCCCTGTAGAATATGTAGGGTCTGACGACAACCCTTACCATATTATGGTTAGGGCACCGACGGGCGCGATTCTACGATTAATACAATGGCCTGATGTTACCAATATTGATATGGAAGAGCTTAATACCGGACCCTGGTGTCAATTTTATAACGGTCCAATTACCAATTTTGTACATCAAGTTATAACAAGAGATGCGTATAAAAACATGAAACTGCCCCAAAAGGATACTGCCCCAAAACGATATCAATATAAACCTATCAACGAGACGGGTCACGATTATTGGAAGCACGGCTGGACAGGGCCAATAGAAGTAACAGAATTAGATTGGTCTTATATTGACCTCCCTAAAAAACAATTTGACATTAAAATTGAATCAGAAAGAAGATTAATGGATAAGTAGAAATATGACAAAACGACTTGAAGAAATCCTTAATATTGAACCTACTGAAAAAGACGAAGTCAGAGTAGATCCTGTGGAAGTAAGTGTTCCTACCATTGATTTACAAGAAAAACTAGAAGAATTTGACAAAATTAGCGCCGCACTTCCTAGGGTTAAGGGGCTCGGCGATCTCAGCGACTCTGAACTAGATCAACTTGCAGGAAAAGCAGAAAAAGCCTATGATGATCTTATGGATTTAGGTATGCAGGTAGAGGCACGTTACAGTACTCGTATGTTTGAAGTAGCTGGGCAGATGCTACAGGCGGCAATTACAGCTAAAACTAATAAAATTGATAAAAAACTTAAAATGGTCGATCTACAACTAAAGAAGCTGGCAATTGATAAAAAGCACGGTGCCGCAGGCGGCGAGCAAGTCGACGGTGAAGGTTACATACTTACAGATCGTAATAGTATTCTGGAAAAACTTAAAAATATGAATAAATAATGCATCGGGAACCTATCATGAAAACATTTAAAGAATATCTATCAGAGTCCAAAAAAACCTATAATTTTAGGATTAAGGTCGCTGATAACGATTTTGGTAAAGATCGAGAAACCGCACTAGAAAATTCACTAGCTAGATTTGCAATATCTTCTTTTAAGAAAACAGGCAAAACACCTATCCAACAATTACCATTAGATTTTCCACAGCTCAAGAATACAGAAGTTAATATCTACGAAGTAAACCTAGATTATCCAACAACACAATTTGAACTCAAAGAATATCTAGCTAGTGAACTTAAAGTTACTAGAGATCATATTGTAGTGCGTAGTCCAGATGAACCATACGAACAATACCAACAAGAAACTGAAAAGCGCGAGGGTGCGCTACTTTTAGATAACGAATATAAAGAAGCACCAGATGTAAATCCAGAAGATTACTACGGTGACAAATACAATTCAGGATTTGTGCAAGAATTAAATGCAATTCTTAAGTTACAAAGAAAAGAGCGAGGGGAAGTTATTCCTGAAGCATCTGATAGCAATACTGGCGCAACAGCAAAGGCCAAGTTTAACACGGACGCACCTCAAAATAATAAGAGTCCTGTAGTTCAAGCAGCCGACTTAAGGAAGAAATAATTATGCAAATGATCAATGTATTACAGCGTCTAGCTGAATTAGATGGACAGAATCCAAACGTGGTTCCGGCCAAACCAAAAGTAAGTGCAGATGCTGCCGTCGAAGCAGTACAACGCACACTATCAGAAGAGTTAAGTGTAGAAAGTCTACGTTATCTTTCTGGTGTTAAAAATACGTTAGAAGAATGTGGTATGATGCCTAGTATGGAAAATATGATGCCAAGTGCTCCTACTATTCCGGCAAGTTTTAGTATTAATGCATCAGCATCCAGTGGCGACGAAGTTGCTAGTATGTTGACACAAATTATGAATCTAGCGGGTGTTAAGCCAGTTGGTTCTCAAGATATGCCTTTAGAACCAGGTGCACCTGATACGGGGGATGCATTAGCGTCTCGCGGTAACGGTAATGACGAAATGAAAAGAATGATTGACGTCATGAATGAGCCAAGAGGCCCAGGTGACAATGCTCCACCAGATATGGATGGTCCAGAAGATGAAGGCATGTTAGGTACTATGGCAGGTGCTGGCATTGGTGCCGCGTTAGGTGGTCCTTTAGGTGCGGCAGTTGGCGGTGCAGCCGGTGATAGTATCACAGACCCAGAAGAAGAAAGTCTAGGTGAAGAGCCTCCCGTTGATATTGCAGGCGTGGGTGGTGGTTTAGCTGCCGCAGCCTTGTCTGGTGGCGATCCCGAAGAAATTGCCGCAGGTGTTGAAGCAGGACAAGAAGCAACTGAAGGCGATCAAGTGTTAGTACCTGATGCAAAAGAAGACATGCGTAGATTGATGGATATGATCGGCGGTGGTCTTGACAATGCTCCAAACGATCCTAACAATATCCCAGATTTTGATTCGAACAAAATGGCATATCAACCAAATGATGCTAACGTGGGTGACAGAATGGATGGTACTATGCCAAAAGGTTTTGCTGAAGATACAATGACTCAAAAATTGTTTAATGATTATCAACAGTTTATGACTGAAGGCAGCAAAGTAGATCAAAACAAAGATGGCAAGAATGACTGGGAAGATGTAAAAATGCACATCAGACACAAAAGTGGACTGAGGATGATATTGCACATCTTCTTAAATGTCAAGATTTTGATACTGGACCAGATTACTTTATAAGAAACTTCTTTTATATACAACATCCAACCCAAGGTAAAATACAATACGATCCGTTTAGCTATCAAGAAAATTTATTAGACAGTTATCACACTCATCGTTTTAGTGTAAACATGTTAGGACGACAAATGGGTAAAACTACCACTGCGGTAGGCTATTTGTTGTGGTATGCTATGTTTGTTCCTAACAGCACAATTCTTATTGCCGCCCACAAATATACAGGCGCACAGGAAATTATGCAACGTTTACGTTATGCTTACGAACTTTGCCCTGATAGTATACGATGTGGAGTTACAAGTTACAACAAGCAAAGTATTGAATTTGATAACGGTTCTCGTATTATGGCGCAGACAACTACAGAAACAACCGGTCGAGGTATGTCTGTATCTTTATTATACTGCGACGAGTTTGCCTATGTAGAGCCTAACATTGCTACAGAATTTTGGACTTCTATTGCCCCTACATTATCCACAGGCGGTAAGGCAATTATTACAAGCACACCTAACAGTGACGAAGACCAATTTGCGTTAATTTGGAGTGAAGCTAGTAAACGATTTGATGAATACGGTAATCAAACAGAACTAGGCCGTAACGGGTTTTATCCTTACATGGCAATCTGGAGCGAGCACCCAGACCGCGATGAAGTATGGGCTAACGAGATGAAGTCTCAGTTGGGCATTGAACGGTTTGAACGAGAACACGAATGTAAGTTCTTAATTTTTGACGAAACATTAATTAACTCTATTAGCCTTGCAAATTTAGAAGGAATTGAACCAAAAATGAAAATGGGGCAAGCCCGTTGGTATAAAAAAATTGATACATCCTGTACCTATATTGTTGCACTAGATCCCAGTTTAGGTACAGGGGGTGACCCGGCTGCTATTGAAATTATAGAATTGCCTAGTATGATACAAGTCTGTGAGTGGCAACATAATTCAACTCCTGTACAGGCACAGGCAAGAATTTTAAGAGATTTATGTAAACATATAGACGAACAATTTGTCGCCGACGGGCTTAATACTTCTTTATATTATAGTGTTGAAAATAACACCGTCGGTGAAAGTGCCCTAGTTTCAATTAACGAATTAGGAGAAGAAACAATCCCTGGGTTATTTTTAAGCGAGCCAATAAAGAAAGGGCATGTTCGTAGATTCCGCAAAGGATTTAATACAACACACTCTGCTAAATTGTCCGCCTGCGCCAAGTTAAAACAACTTGTAGAAACTAAAAAAATAGAAATTAATAGCAAACCGTTAATAAGTGAACTTAAAACATTTATTGCAAACGGAATAACATTTAAAGCAAAAACTGGGCAACACGACGATATGGTTTCTGCATTATTACTAGCAATTCGCATGATTATGATGCTACAAGACTGGGATCCGCATATCTATGATAAAATGCGAGATCATAGCGGCCTAGAAGAATACGATATGCCCTTGCCAATCTACATTAATAGTTTTTAATAAATAACACTATGAATACTCACATCATCAGCCAGGACGTTTTTGACAAAATTCGTAGCCGTTTTAGAAATCTTGAAATGGGCGATCCTCAAGGAGAAGTTACCGCTAACCCTAAAGAAGCACACTTTTTTGATTTTGATTTTGTAGTTGAAGATAAAAATTTAGGCAGAGTTAGTATAAGCATTAATGAAATCGGTTGTTTAAAAGTATTTTACAGTCAAAATATTTTAGAAGATGCTGACGATTTTACAAAAGATATTTGGTATGACTTCTTAAGAGAAATGAGAATGTTTGCTAAACGTAGACTTTTACGATTTGACACACGAGATATTACCAAGAAAAATCTCGACAAAGATGATTTTCAACACTTGGCATCATCTAGTATAGGAAATATGGATATGAATGAATCGATTAAATTTGAAGGAACTAAAAAGACAAGTAGACGAGTTTTAGAAAAAACTACCCTTGTTGTTCGACATAAAAATAGCATCGAAAATGAACAAGCAGGTGCTAGAAGTCGACGAAATAATATTAAAGCATTGTTTATTGAAAATTCTGAAGGCGAACGTTTCAAATATCCTTTTATTCATGTAGCAGGAGCAAAGGCAATGCAACGGCATGTTGCCAACGGTGGACGCCCATATGATGAGTTTGGCAATGCTATCATAAGAATGAGTGAGCAGATCAGCCAGCTTTCAGAATTTAAACGCAAAGTGAGTCATGATAATCTAAATCAATCAGTTAACGAAATTACAAACAGAGCTAATACAAAATTAGAATCTCTCCGTAGACAAGTTGAAGGATTAGGCGGACAAAACTACTACGAAAAGTGGAAAGAAGGTTTTGTTCCGAATGCCGGATCAGATCTAGTTATGGACCAAGCTACTCTCGAAGACTATAAACATAAATTTACAGTTTCAAGTTTTAAAGAAGAATTAGCACAATATTTTCCTTTAATTCACAGTATTATGCAAGAAGCAAATACTGTAGATTTAGAAGATGTTGTAAGCGAGGGCAATGAAGCCGAGCAGTGTGATGTATGTGATCGTCCAAAAGATGATTGTGTATGTGACGATGTTAAAGAACATGCAAGTTTTAGAGATTTTGTAGAGTGGGCAAATAGAGTAGAAGAAGGCAAATTAGGCATGGATCAACTTGGGGATCTACATGACCTGTTAGAAAAAGGATTACCTTTAGGTGTAGACGGAGTAAGCGCCATTGAAGCACTAGAAGGCATCGGCATACACGATGAAGAACTATTTGCAAAACTTGAAGCAATGGCTGATCCTGAACAAGGCGGCAATCCGGAAACAGATGTAAAAGACACAGTGTTATCTTGGTTAAGTGCAAGCGATCCGGAAGCGGCACAAGAATTTGGATATGAACCAACTGATGAAAGCAATGAAGAAGAGATGAAAGAAGTAGCATCTCCTAGGGTTATTGCAGAATTGGTTTATTCTATGTATAACAAAAACCATAAAGAAGAAAATTTAGGACCGTTCCCTAAAGGAAAACACGGTGTATTAACCGCTGTAAAAAAACAGTTTGGAGATGAAGGTATGAAAATGGCAGAAGTATTGGTCAACTATTTAGACCCACAAGAAAATGAAGGTATGTCCGGTGCGGCATTAGGTGGAGTTGCCGGAGCTATAGCAACCAAAACACCAGGTGGCGCAATGGCTGGTGCTGATATCGGAAGTGCAATCCAAGACAAATTGGGAGAAGCTGTAGAAGACCGAACATCTTATAAAGTAGCAAAATTTTTATTCGATAAAGGGTTGAGATATAATCCTCAAAATGAAAAACAGATCATTAATAAAATGGATGATGCAATGATTGCTATGAATATGCCTGCAAAAACTATTCAGTATCTATTAAGACACGACGAAGATTTTATCGGAGACACACTAGGCGAACTCCGACACATGGAAGATGCAGTAGCCGAGTTAGCCATGGCTTCGGTCGCGGCAGAGGGTATCAAAGATATTGCCAAAAAAGTAGGCGGCGCAGTTAAAGCTGGTGCTAAAGCAGTTGGTAAGGCCATTGTTGGCCCAGATGACGAAGAATTGCTACAGAGATTAGAAAAAGAAACTGGTGGGAAACGTCCAAATGCTTACAATAAGCCAAAGAATGAAGCCACTGACGACAAAAAGTTTGATCCATTAAAACATATTAAAAATCCTACCCAGGGAGAAAAAGACGCTGCCAAAGATGTCAAACGTGGAAGTTATTCGGATCGTGCCGCAATGTTAAAATCAGCAGAAACTGACGGCAGATTAAAAAATGAAGACGTTAATATTATTTTAAAATTAGCCGGTTTGGCAAAATAAACCTATTTCAGTAACCATTTAGGTTGCGATGATAAATAGATGTGTGTATACTTAATCGTATGCACACATTTTTCTTTTTAGTCAGTTGGCTTTAAAGAAGAGGCATAATATAAAACATTTATTAAGGAAAAACATTATGGCAACTTTAGCAGAAATCCGCGCAAAACTTCAAGCATCATCTCAACAAAACACCGGCAGCGCAAGCGGTGGAGACAACGCAATTTATCCCCATTGGAACATTCAAGAAGGCACTAGTGCAACAGTACGATTCCTTCCAGATGGCGATCCAAATAACACTTTTTTCTGGATCGAACGTGCAATGATCAAATTGCCATTCGCTGGCATTAAAGGTGAAACAAATTCCAAACCCGTTACTGTACAAGTTCCTTGTATGGAAATGTGGGGCGAAACTTGTCCAGTTCTTACTGAAGTGCGTCCTTGGTTTAAGGATAAGTCTTTGGAAGATATGGGTCGTAAGTACTGGAAGAAAAAGTCATACCTGTTCCAAGGCTTTGTTGTTGACAGCAAGCTTCAAGAAGAAGGTAAAACTCCAGAAAATCCAATCCGTAGATTCATTATTGGTAGCCAAATTTTTAACATTGTTAAGAATGCGCTGTTGGATCCTGAGATCGAAGAAACACCAACAGACTATGTCCGTGGTTTAGACTTTAAGATCACAAAAACAAGTAAAGGTGGTTATGCTGACTACAGTACTTCTAACTGGGCTCGTCGTGAGCGTTCGTTAGGTGCTGAAGAAGCAGCCGCGATTGAACAGTATGGATTGTTTAGTCTAAAAGACTTCCTGCCTAAAAAGCCAGGCGAAGTTGAACTCAAAGTTATTGCAGAAATGTTTGCGGCATCAGTAGACGGCGAAGCATATGATCCAGAACGTTGGGGACAATATTTCAAGCCAGCAGGCTTTAATTCTGGTAATTCTAATGCATCGTCAGAAAGCAAATCTGCTCCAGCAAAAGCTGTTAGCAAGCCCGTAGAAACTGATGCTGAAGAAGATGCTCCGTTTGACACAACTCCTGCAGAGGCTGCACCAGCAACTTCTGAAGCAAGTGGACGTGCGGCAGACATCCTTGCGATGATTCGTAACCGTCAAAAATCTTAATTAGGAGATAGACATGGGAAAGGCCTTCGATATTTCGAAGTTCCGCAAGTCTATCACTAAAAGTATTGATGGCTTGGGAATTGGTTTCAATGATCCAACAGACTGGATCAGCACTGGCAACTATGCCCTTAACTATCTTATCTCAGGGGACTTCTTTAAGGGAGTTCCCCTTGGTAAGGTAACGGTATTTGCTGGAGAATCTGGTGCAGGTAAATCATATATCTGTTCCGGTAACATTATTAAAGCCGCACAAGAACAAGGAATTTTTGTTGTACTAGTTGACAGCGAAAACGCCCTTGATAAGGCATGGCTTGAAGCATTAGGTGTTGATATTTCAGAAGAAAAACTTTTGAAACTTAACATGGCTATGATCGACGACGTGGCAAAAACCATTTCAGAATTCATGAAAGAATATAAATCAATGCCGCAGGAAGAACGTCCTAAAGTATTGTTTGTAATCGATTCACTTGGCATGTTGCTTACTCCAACTGACGTTAATCAGTTCGAAGCAGGTGAAATGAAAGGTGACATGGGTCGTAAACCTAAAGCACTTACATCACTTGTTCGCAACTGTGTGAATATGTTCGGCTCTTACAACGTAGGTATGGTCTGTACAAATCACACATACGCAAGCCAGGATATGTTTGATCCAGATGACAAAATTTCAGGCGGTCAAGGCTTCATTTACGCAAGTTCAATTGTTGTTGCAATGCGTAAACTTAAACTTAAGACAGATGAAAACGGTAACAAGGTAACAGATGTTCTAGGTATTCGTTCTGCATGTAAAATCATGAAGACACGTTATGCTAAACCATTTGAAAGTGTACAAGTTGAAATTCCATATTCAACAGGTATGGCTCCGAGCTCCGGTTTAGTTGACATGTTCGAGAAAATGGGTGTATTATCTAAAGTCGGAAATAAATTAGCCTATACTAGTAAAGATAGTGGCGAAATTATTGCAGAGTTCAGAAAAAACTGGACTGAAGATAAATTAAAGTTAATTATGAACGAGTGGGACAGTAGTTCTGTACCAGCGATCACAACCATTGACGAATCGGAGGAAGCTAATGGATGAAAGTTTAGTAATGGAAGTATGGGATACATTTCGTGAATATATCCCAGACAAGCACAAAGAAATGGCAGCTAATCAATATGTCGATTTCTTGCTGGGTAAAGATATTAGCGCGGAATCCCTCGAAGGATTCATGGGCTACGATCCATATCTTGATGATGCAATTAAAACCATAGTCGAAGAATTCAAGGAATTGGACGAAGATACTGAAGATGACGATTACTACGAAGATGAGGAGTAATTGTGTCACAATGGTATGCCAAGGTTAGCAAAGATATTTCATTTTTGCCTGCTTGTATTGACTATTTCTATGCCGAACTAGGGCAAGCCAGAGCTGAAGTTAAAATCTATGGTAACATAGAAAAAGCCAGTTCTGCTTTGCCTGGTGTAGTTGAACAACGTTTCAATAATCTTCAAGAAATTGAAGCTATCCTTGAATACCTTAACATTGAACTTCGACGTTTGAGGTCAAAATGCTTTAAGAAATACCTAGAAAACTATCAGAGAGCGTTAAGTTCCAGAGATGTTGAAAAATACGTCGATGGAGAACCTGATGTAGTTGATATGGAAAAAATTATCAACGAATTTGCGCTATTAAGAAATCAGTGGTTAGGAGTTATTAAAGGTTTAGACATCAAACAATGGCAATTGAGTAATATTATAAAGTTAAGAACTGCGGGCCTAGAGGACGCATCACTTTAATGGATTGTTATGTTTATAGAAGACCTTATTCAACGACTAGCAGGTGACGGACAATGGCTCTTTACTGAGCCTGTTATACCTCTGCATCATCTAGACTCAAGCATAGTACATAGTCTATCTATGCAAACTGTGACTGGTTACGGTTTTACTGAAAAACAGGCCAGTTTGGCATTAAAACTAATCAAAAAATACCAAAATTCTCTCAATTCTGCCTTAAAAACTAACATTTCTGACTCTATTGATAATCCCCAGTATAAACTACCTATTCGTGTATTATCGAATAATAGAACAATTACCATAAGGAAGAAAGAATTCATTAATCAACAGGTAATTTCTGTAAGTTTTCCCTATGATGACGGATTAATACAGCTAATACGTGGGTACAAAGAATCCTTTAGTAAAGAGTCCTCTAACAATCAAACTGTAAACTGGAATCCTGACTTAAAATCATGGGATTTTAATTTACGTGAGGAACATATTGCATGGGTAGCTTCAAATCTTATGAATTCCTCATTTCATACAGATGAAAAATTTTTAGATTTGTTGGCCCAGGTACGTGAAATTGAACAATCAATTGAAAAATATGTACCTATGGTAAATTTTGAAGAAAATAAATTTATTTTTACTAATGTTCCTAAAAATGTTCCGCAACCTGATAGCCTTGATGTAGTAGAAGTATTAATGCAGGCTAAAAAATACGGAATAAATTTGTGGGCCGACGAAATTGGAGAAGTTTTAGATAATATTGATATTACTCCAGTTACAAAAAAATGTATTACTACACCGTTTGGTAAAGATATCGAAATTGATGGGAAAGAAGTTGAATTTAGTGATCTTTTAAACACACTAGGCTATAATTCTCCCACGTTGATTGTAATCCCCGGGGGAATGGAGTTAAAATATTTGAGATATTGCATTAGAACTCTAATGAAATACGGTGTATCAACTGAAGAGATGAGTGTGTTATTTAGATTAGATGGTCATACAGGAAAAACAGCCAATGAAATCATTAAAGATTCAAAGGTTAACAATCCTATTTCTGAAAAAATTAAATTTTTCTTTGTTTCGGGTAGAATACCCAAGCCATTAATCGAATCGAAGATTGAAGTTTTGTCAGTTCTTAATTTTGGTTTAAGTGGTGTTCATTATACATTGTCAAATTACCTAAAAAATCACCATTTTGTCGTAAATTATAAAATTAAGGAATCAGACTTTGCCGTCCTGTAAAATTATTATTAAAGACGAAGTTAACGTTAAGATAGAAAATTTAGATCTTGACACACGTAAGGCGCTGGTCAAGAAATTTAAGTACGAAGACCCCACTGCAAGGTATCGTCCTGCCTATAAATTAGGGAGATGGGACGGTACTGTTTCATATTTTGGTCTAGGAGGAACAACCTACCTCAGTATGTTAGAGCAGGTCCTAGAAATTTTAGCCAATCGAAACTATCACATCGAATACGAAGATCGTAGGACTGCACCAGCCTTGGAATTTTCTGAAATTTCTGAGGATTTTTGGGGTGAAAAATGCTGGCCCAAAGGCCATAGGTTTGAAGACCAGCCTATTCGTTTGAGAGACGATCAAGTTGAAGTTGTTAATAATTTTCTAAAGAATCCGCAAGCATTGCAAGAAGTTGCAACTGGCGCAGGTAAAACTATTATGACCGCAACTTTGGCAAAAATTGTGGAAAAATATGGCCGAAGTATTGTTATTGTTCCTAACAAAAGTTTAGTTGAACAAACAGAAGAAGATTTTATCAATGTTGGATTAGACGTTGGTGTTTATTACGGCGATAGAAAAGACATAGGAAAAACACACACTATTGCAACTTGGCAAAGTCTCAATATTTTAGACAAAAAATCCAAAAATGACGAAGAACTGTTAAGTCTAGCTGAATTTCTTGACGGAGTAAATTGTGTCATTGTTGACGAAGTTCATATGGCTAAAGCGGAAGTCTTAAAAACGTTGCTTACTCATAATCTTTCAAACGCACCTATACGTTGGGGATTAACTGGGACTGTTCCAAAAGCTGATTTTGAGTTTCAGAGTTTACGTGCAAGTCTTGGCGAAGTAGTTGGTAGAGTAACTGCAAATGAGTTACAAGAAAAAGGAATCTTAAGTCAGTGTCATGTTAATGTTATACAGACAGCCGAATGGAAAGAATTTTCAAGTTACCCCGAAGAATTAAAATATTTGGTTACTGATTCTACACGTATGGAATGGATATCTAGTTTAATTACAGAAATTGCATTAACTGGCAATACATTAGTGTTAGTTGACCGGATTGAGTCTGGTAATTTTCTTATCGAAGGTCATCAGGATAGAGTGTTTATTTCAGGCAAAGTAAAAACTAAAGATAGAAAAGACGAGTATGACGAAATTAAAACAAGTGACAATAAGACTATTGTGGCGACTTATGGTGTGGCCGCTGTGGGTATTAATATTCCTAGGATCTTTAATCTGGTTCTTCTGGAACCCGGAAAGAGCTTTACAAGGGTTATACAATCTATTGGAAGAGGTATTAGGAAAGCCGAGGACAAAGACTTCGTCCAAATTTGGGACTTGACAGCATCAACAAAATATGCTAAAAAACACTTAACGGAAAGAAAAAAATTCTACAAAGAAGCACAGTATCCGTTTACAATAGAAAAGGTAAAATATTAATAATGCAAATTTTAACGTTAGATAACAAGACGTTCTATCTCAACGATCTTCCAGAAGAAATTGAAGACGATGTAAGGTTCGCGGTACTAGATAATAGTGACAATCAAAATCCAGACTACTTCTATATCCCATTGATTTTTTTAGAAAGTTTTACAGGTCCAGCAGTCGTATTACGAATAGGAAAACACGAACTTACAATGCCATTAGATTGGTGTACTATCGTTGGAGATCCAGAAGGTCCAGATATGGAAGTATTACCGATTACCAGTCTTAATGACAGAGGTTTTAGAACTTTTTGTTTTAATCCATTAAGTGGATTCCGACCAGAGTTTCACGACATTGATATTATAAATGTATATCAAGATGTAAAATGGTATTTTCCTAAAATGAAACCAGGACAACTTTTATGTACACCATTAGAAGGGGGAGAAAAACCTCTGTGTGCTTATTTTGTTAAAGAAGTAAGTCGTCAATGTGAAATTGTTGATTATACCAAATGTTGGTAAAATGGGAAATTTAAGACCAAACGAGCAGATTACATATTCAACCGAAGGCAACACTACCTACGGGTATTATCAAGACGGCGAACGATTTGTAATTGGTTATAATTTACCTAAACGCAGAGATCCGTTAGACATCAAACATAATATGGACTTATGGATTGATATATTAGATGCCGGCGGAGAAAATCATACTTTACAACAGGCAATTGATCGTGTTAAACTGTTGTATTACTTGACCAAGGAGACAGCAAATGGATGAAGAAATTTTAGATGGTCGTGAATCAGTACCAATTGACTTGCCGAAAGAAGAGTTGTTTCAGCTTATGTTAAGGGCGCATGAAAAAGATGTAACTCTTAATCAATTAGTTGAAAGTATTCTTCGAGAGCTTATTGAAAGGGCAGAAAATGAGTCACGAGCAGGACAAATTCAATCACAGTAAACGGCTTCATGCAGACGAAACTGCAATTAAAAAACAAACAAAGATAGCCAAAGAACATCGAGTTAGTGAGTACAATCCTAGCGCTGTTAAACAGCCCCATCGCTTTAATAAAAGGCATGCCATGGACTGTGGTAACCCTGAATGTTACCTATGTGGTAATCCACGTAAAACGCATAAGGACAAGTTAACACAACAGGAAAAACGACTGTTCCAAGATTTAGATAAAACAACTGATAGACACAGCAACGGATTAAAACCTAACAATGGCGAAACTTGATATAAAACGAGAACTGTATGCAATTGATCATAAAGATTATAATTTTTATGATAATTTAACTCCGGAAGAAAAGAAAGAGTTTAGTCCGTTTATTCTTATGAGATATGCCGCAAGTGTTCAAGGGGACAGAGATGTACAAGAACATTTCCTAGAAATGACTAATGAATTAATTAATAAAAATCATTGGTTATTAAGTAAGGATCATAAACCCTTATTATGGAAATTATTTGCATCAATAGGTGTTGGTGTATCAGCTTATCATCCGTACATTGCCGCTGGAAAAAAGACCAAGGCGGTTAAGATAGAAAAATTATTAGCAGAGTTACATCCTGCCATGAAGATAGATGATATTCGTGTATGGGCATCTTTAATGGATAAAACAGACAAGGAAGAATTGTTTGACAGTATGGGCTTTGATAAAAAACAGCGTAAGGAGTATGAATGAAATTCCGTAAAAAACCAGTAGTGATTGAAGCAGTTCAATTTATATACTCAACTGAAGGTATTGCTAACATTAAAGAATTCTGTGGCAGTGCGTTAGGTACTATTAAAAAAGCTCGACACCCTACAGCATTAGGTGAAGCAGAAATCGGTACGTTAGAAGATGGAGTACATTTAAAAGTACAACATATCGCCACAGAGGGCGATTGGATTATTAAAGGAGTGCAAGGGGAATTTTATGCTTGCAAGCCGGATATTTTTGAAGCCACTTACGAATCTGTAGAATGATACAATTGGCCGAACAACCATTTAACTGCGTCCATTGTAACAAGGCCTTTATGAAAGAAAAGACCTTGTATGCTCACATGTGTGAAAACAAAAGACGAGCAATGCAGAAAGATGAAAAGCGTGTTCAGGCAGGCATGATGGCCTTTAATAGATTCTTTAGACTCACTCAAGGTGCTAAAAAAGACAAGACCTATGATGATTTTATAAAGAGCCCTTACTATAATGCGTTTGTTAAGTTTGGATCTTTTATTAATAATGTCATGCCCATATATCCTGATAAGTTCATGGACTATGTTATTAAAAGCGGTGTTAAACTAGACCAATGGTGCAGAGACGAACTGTATGAGACTTATCTTTATGAGATGATAAAAACTGAACCAGTTGAAAGTGCAGTACAAAGATCTTTGCAAACAATGATGGAATGGGGCGATGTAAGTCAAGCACAGTTTAATCATTATTTCAATTATGTAAATTTAAATCGAGCAGTACACGATATAAGAAACGGAAAAATCAGTCCTTGGTTATTACTCAATTGTGCATCAGGTAAAAAGATGTTAAATAATTTTAGCAATGAACAATTGGATTTAATTGCACCGGCATTTGATTTACCGTTTTGGCTTAAAAAATTCAAACAGGTTCCTGCTGATATTATTTTAGTAAAAGAAATATGTGATGAGGCGGGAATAGAATGAGTCAAGAAAATATAAGACAGTTCTGCGAGCAACATCGAATCCGAGTTCTTGATACAAATAAAAGAGCACATCGTTATCAAAGAATTAACATGCAGTATTTTAGAGATCCTATGGATTTTAATAAAGTCTCCCTTGTAGATATTGTAAATGACAGCGAACCCTTGTATACTGTAGAGATTGCACAAAGTGAATTAGAACGTATTGCAGACTTTGAATCAGAAGTGTTTAACAATATGAGGAAGCAAGGGCATTACAGAATGTTTGAAACACTAATGGAACAAAAAGAACACGAAAAATATTTGAAAGACAAATATCCAGCAGTAAAGAAAGCCTACGAGCATTATAGTCTTATATTAAAACTAGCAGAGAGTGGAGAATTGTAATGCCAGATATTGACATCGACTTTGCTGATAGATCACATGCACTTAATTTAATAAAGACTATTCCTGCATCAATACAAGATAAAGACGGAACTTTTAAAAAGCACAATACTGGAGTATATTGTACTGCTATTCCGTACAATCCATTAACTGGATTAAGTAGTATTGAATATAAAGAAGCAGAACAAAGAGGATATTTTAAAATTGATTTTTTAAATGTTGGTATGTATAGCGGCGTTAAAGATGAAGCACATCTTATTCAACTTATGGAGACTGAACCATTATGGGATCTACTAGAACAAGACGATTTTACCCAACTGCTGTTCCATGTGAATGGGCATGGGTCTATTCTGAGACAAAGCAAGCCAAAGTCTATAGAGCAATTGGCAGCGGTACTAGCAATGATCAGACCTGCGAAACGTTATCTGATTGGGAAAGACTGGACTACGGTGATGACGGAAGTTTGGACGAAACCAACGGGTGAAGAATATTATTTTAAAAAGGCTCATGCCATGGCCTATTCTGTTGCCATTGTTGTACAGATGAATTTAATCTGTGAAAATATCAGCTACGGATTTAGTTAACTCTAAATTTTTTAGGATTTCTTACTAGCTGTATTGATTTTCGTTTAATACGTTTTTCTGCTATTTCTCCTAGGCTTACAGTGGGTCCAAAGAGAATCTCAACGTCTTTACTGTTAAATGTTTTAATAAACGGTCTAAAATCAATCATATCTATTTTTAAAAAAATATTAATAGGAATCTTTCGATTGCTTTCCCACCACCAGACATCTCCGAGTTCTAAAAAAGGATTTTGCAGTCCAATAGATTTGATTACAGCATAGTCGTACATGCTTGTTACTTGATTATCGTGATTGATAACAATACCTAAATATTCCGTGTCGTTACAACGGAGACAGGTCATAAAAGGATAGTTTGCTTGGAAGCTCTCGCTTGTAGTCATGCTTTATAATAAATACCGATATGCAAAATTTACCAGTCTATTTATATTCCAATTTGTTCGAAGTTATACTAGATCTGGACAATAACAGAGGAATACATCAAATTATGTATCAACGCCCTATTAAAGTACAGAAAGGTGTAAAAAACACTATTCAAATTCAGTTCAAAAATTCTGATCAAAAAAAGGTTAGTATAAATGGACAGCAGTTTTATTTAAATGTTTTTGATCAAGAAAACAGAAAGTTA